GGGTAGGCGTTATTTCTGGCATCAAGCCAGCGCTTGGCAGTGGGAATTTTGCAAGTATCGGACCACTCTTGGTAAAGAGCCGCGACCTCGGCAATCGCAGCGGCGGTCTTAGGACGCTTGGTCAGGTATTGCGGCAGCTCTTCTTTAAGAATCCATAACGCGAAACGAGGCCAGATCATCGTCAGATCCGCGCCGGGCCGAATGGCGCCCATGAACTTTTCCGGCCAGAGTTTGGCATCCGCGTTCGGAAGTCCCTCGAAAATCCGGTCTTCAAGGCGCGCAAGAATGCGCGGGATGCCAAAGCGCGGCTCATACTCCGAATGATTTCCGCTTTCGATCGTGCAGCCGACGGCGCAGCCTTTGCCGTTTTCCCAATAGCGGCCCTTGACCAGTTCGTCGGCGAGCCTATGCGCCGACAGCTTGGCTAGAATGGCATCCTTCTGCGCCGGATCGTTATGATAGGCGAGCATGGTCAGGCCCCCTGATTGTGCTCAGTCGTAAATTTCGTTGATGATTTTGGTTGATTTTGAATCGGGCGACGGCGGGGCACATAGCGCGATCACGCGCCCTTCCCGATCGAGATGGCGTAGCAGAGCTACCAAATCCCGATGTAATTGACCCGGGCTGATGGTTGCCAAGGCCGTCGCCCGAACTGAAATTGACGACCACCGCGACCGAACGATCAGATAAATCCGGGGCAGTGGCCGTATCCGCCGCCATTGCTGGCGCCGGTGCGGATTGGAATGAAACGAGGCGCGCACTAAGTACCGCGACGGCCGCGAATTTCATTGATGATGACGAGCAGTGCGTCGAGCGACGGGTTGCGTTCGCCCCTGAGGTACTGACGCGCGGCGCGTTCAGTGCAGCCCGCAGCCGTCGAAATGATGATGTCGTGTTTTTCGTTCGGCCAAAGCGCCTCACAGACGATGCCGAACTTGGAAAGATTTTCCCTGCCGAACTTTCTTGGAACACTTGTTCCAAACGTTCTCCTTGGCAGTTCCGATCTAGGAACCGATGATTCGCGCAACATGAAACACCCCCAACGCAACACGAACTGGAACCAAATCTTAAGGACAAGGGACAAAATTCTGTCCGTGACACGAAACCTACACCTGTGGTTGCCTGCCCGTAACGAGACACGGCAAGGGGACAGGGATGGGGAATGTTATTCGCTTTCCGCGGCGTCATGAGCGGGCCTCCGCGGCTACAGCTTCCTTGAAACCAAAGACCGACGGCGAAGCTTCCTCACCAAGGGCTGCAAGTGCATCGCTGACAATCATGAAACTGCCCTGCGATATTCGGCCCCGCTTGACCCAATTACTCACGGCAGGCGCAGTCACGCCCGCGAGCGCCGCCACGGCGGCGTTCCCTCCCAAGGCCTTAACAACTGCATCGACTGAGTTGAGCATGCCCGTAAATTGTTCACGAAACGTGAATATGTCAAGCGTTCACGGAATGGCAATAGAAAAAAAGCCGCCCGTGAGGTTCACTCGCCACATGAGGCAACCCACTAAGGTATTGGCAGGAAGGCTAGAAACGACGCGGATCGCGCTCGACATATCCGCTGCCGATCTGTGCAAAAGGATCGACATCAAACCGAACCGCTGGTCCCAATACGAGAGCGGCGAGCGCCGAATCACTGAGGCCGTCGCGATAGCTCTCTGTGAAGAGTTTGCCCTGACCCTCGATTGGATCTATCGGGGAGACCCTTCCCATCTACCGCACAGGTTGCGGTTAAAAATGAAACCTTCGGCCGCATAGATCAACGAATGCGCACACTTGTCTGGTTTCTCTTGTTTTTCACGCTAGCCCCGGCGGTCGGCGCGGAAGATGCGAGCCTCGATAGCAGCGTCGATACCCTGCAATCGTGCGATACCATGAAGATGGCGCCCGTAATGGAGGGCATTCTGAACGTCAGTTGGCGCGACGGAAGCAAGATCTGCGAAGTCGCGACATCCTCTCTCGGCCGGCCAATACCCGTCGGGGTCTTTCGCACCCTGCTAAGGGTAGTATTTCTCATGCATTCCAAGGGGGTTGGTGAGATCGACAAAGTTGCCTACCAACTTGCGGAACTGATTGATGCGCGAGGGCTGACCGACCCGAAGCGCATGGACCAAACCCTGGAAATAGCCTTCAAGACCTTCAGCGGGAGCAACGGTCGAGTAACGCCGAAAGATCTCAACGTTGCAGTCCGCAAAGCTAGCCGCGGACACACCCTTTCAGATGACGAAATTTATACGATTGCAGCAATCATCTCGGTCCAGAAAAGAAATAATGGCGAATAGCTCACAAATGCCCATACTTATTGGGCTTTTCGCATTACTGATCTCCTTCAACACGGCACATGCGCAGCAAGCTATCCCGGCCGAAAAGCCATCCTCATCCGTTCAAAAAGAGGTTGCAGGAGGGGTGCTCACTGCGGCTGCGATCGCGGCTCTGATCGTTAAGGAAAGCCGCCAACAGTATTACGCAACCGGCCATCCTTGCGCGTGCCCGGATGATCACATGCGCAACGGCAATTCATGCGGAAACGTGAGCGCCTATATTCGGCCAGGTGGCGCCCATCCGCTCTGTTACCCGGCCGACGTTACGGCCGGGATGATCGAGGACTACCGGGTGGAAAGGCTAAAAGGAGCGGCCAGATGACAGCTTCCCCCTGGGCCACAGTCGCTTCTTACAGAATCACCGTGGTTGCAGATTTCAAATAGCAAACGATGAGCGAACCTGAGACGCCGTTCGATGCCCTAAAGCGAATGGGTGCCAGTCGCGTTCGATATTATGTCGCCACCGACAGTCTGACACAACCTCTCAAGAAGCAAGCCATTGAATGGCTTGGTCAATTGGACGATGCCGAGCGCGAACGCATCGCCGCCTGCAACCTTTCACAAGCCCGGATTGCCTTGAGCGCAAAGAAAGCCGCTACGATTGCTGCGATCGCGGCGATCATAGCAAATATGATAGCCATCATCGGCGTTATCATTGCCTTACTCGCATGGGAATTTCCGAAGCATTAGGTCTGCCGATAATCGACCGTCTGGCGGACGTTCCCTCAGTAACCTCAACCTGTTCCGTCATCCGAAAATCTCCCTCTCCGCACCATGCGGCAGAAGCAAGGGATGATAATATTCACGTTCCGTGATATCAATATTCACATAGTGTGATTTTTCTGGTTGACAAGTTCACATAACGTGAACTAGATTACTCCCACACCAACAGGGAGCCGCTGCCCATGTCCATCACCAAGATCACCGTTCCTGCCGATCTCACCATCAATGGCGAACGCTTCATCATCCTCGCCGGCACATGCATCGAGCCGTGGGTTGCCGCCGATGAAGTCTTCAAGATGGACCGCTTCAACGCCGTGAAGTTTGTCGCCTCCGGCGAGGTTAAGAACATCGCGAAGGTCGTCGCCTTCAATCTCAAGGCAGGAACCTGCCGCGATGCCACGGCCGAGATCGCAGCCGATGTAATGGATCGCTGGGCGATCGATGACGACGAGTTGTCCGACTGGCAGCTCGAATTCGTCGAATTGCATATGTCGATGCAGGCCGCGCGATCCTTCCGGAGGGCAGCGTGATGGCCACCCTGCGACGCACCCTGTTCGTCACGGCCTGCGTCGCGGGAATCCTGCTCGCCATCGTCCAGTACCTCGAAATGTTCCGAGATTTTCAATGACCCCGATCGACCCCGACTACGTCGAATCCGGCCTGCGAAAGATCGCAGACTTCGAACGGCGCGCGTCGGGACAGACCAAACGAACACCCAAGAACACCCTTTTTCAACCCAACAATGGAGCCGCTACCATGTTGAATAACTCGACAGAGACCCTTGAACGCCCGCAGCAGCCGGCGAGCCATCGCACCCGCGTCCCGGATAATCTTCTGATCAACGGCGAGGAAGTCGTCGCGACCGCGACCGTTCCCGCCGCCGTTGCAGCCAGGCCCGTCTCCCTGCTCGACATCATTCTGCACGCCGGCAGCGATCCCGCCTTCGACGTCGAGAAGTTCCGCAGCCTGGTTCAAATCCAGCGCGAGGAACAAGACCGGCAGGATGCACGCGACGATCGCGAGGCCGAACTTGGTGCCGAGGCGGCCTTCAACGGTGCGATGTCGGACGTCCAGAAGAAAATGACGGCCGTGCGGGCCACCGTCGAAAATACCCAAACGCGAAGCGTCTATGCTGATTACGCCGCGCTCGATCGGATGCTGCGGCCGATCTATAGCGAAGCCGATTTTGCACTGTCATACGGCGAAGAGGACAGCCCCAAACCGGACCACGTCCGCGTGTTCTGCCTGGTCACCCATAGCCCAGCCGCCGCCAAGCGCAGCTTCAGCCGCAAATATCACGTCGACATGGCCGCCGATGGCAAGGGCGCGCGTGGTGGCGACGTCATGACCCGGACTCACGCGACCAAGAGCGCCTTCACCTACAGCCAGGGCGCGCTGGTGCGACTGATCTTCAATATAGCGGTCAGCAAGGACGATGACGGCAACGCGGCCGGCGCAAAGCCGGTCGAGAAACCGAAGGCACCGGGTACGATCTCCGACACGCAAGCCGCCGAAATCCGCGCCCTGCTCGATACCCGCCGCGTCTCGCACAAGGCGTTCCTGCAGTTCGTCCGCCTGCCCCGCATCGAGGATATCGGCGTCGAGCATTTCGATCGCGCCACCGCCAAGATCAAAACCTTCGGAGGCCAGTCATGAATATCGAAACCTACGACAAGACCGATCACAACCGCCTCGCCGGCGAGCTTAACGCGCGCCTGCAAGCCGAGATCGCAGGTCCGGTCGCCGCTGTGAAACCCAAGCCGACCAGGAAGCCGCGCGGCGAGGCACCGATCGCGGCAACCGTGGTGGAGGCCCCCGCCGAAGTCGTCACGCCGATCGCACCCACGACGCAGGCCAAGCCCGCCACGGGCAACGTCGAAATCTTCACCTGCGATCAGAACTCGCCGGAATGGCACCAGGCCAGGCTCGGCATCCCCACGGCTTCGTCGTTTTCCGACGTGCTGGCAAAGGGCGAAGGCAAAACACGCCGCGCCTACATGCTCAAGCTTGCCGGAGAAATCCTCACCCGTCAGCCGATGGAAATGGTGCGGACGTTCGACATGGAGCGCGGGCATGCCTTGGAACCGGAAGCGCGCGATCTCTATGCCCTATCCCACGGCGGCGAACTCAAGCAGGTCGGCTTCATCCGCCGCGGTCGCATCGGCTGCTCGCCGGATAGCCTGATCGGCGACGATGGCGGCCTCGAGATCAAGACAAAGGCGCCACACCTTCTGATCGACCTGATCCTGAAGGACGAATTCCCTTCCGAACACAAGGCGCAAGTCCAGGGCGCGATGTGGATCACCGGACGGCAATGGTGGGACCTCGCGGTCTACTGGCCCGGACTGCCGCTGTTCGTCAAGCGCGTGACCCGCGACGAAGTCTACATCCAGAACCTCGCCAACGAGGTCGAGCGTTTCAACGATGACCTCGATGCGATCGTCGCGCAGATGCGCGCGCGGATCGAACCTGAATCTCAGTTCGCATCGGCTGCTTGATATCGGCAGCCGGCGGAGGGCGGCGGTGCGAATTGCGTAGCGGCTTCCTCGCATCGCCGCCTCAACTTTCAACCTTTTAATTGGGGACAACGATTATGGGTTTTATTCGCTCCACTCAAAAACAGCCGCTCTCGAAAGCCGAGGTCGTGACGCTCGCTCACTTCGCGATCGAACAGGAAATATCGCAGGTGCTGCGCGAGCAGGATCCGTTCCTATGTGACGATCCCTGCCCGCAAAATCCGGCAGGCCACAACCCGATCATCTGTGCCAACGATCTGGTCTGCGAGCATTGCTCGAAAATCTTCTGGCCGTTCTGCGCGAAGGTGTATCACCGATGACCACCCGGATGTACCTGGTCGCCGGGCCGCTGATCCTCGCGCCCGAGCGCCGCGCGGAACTGGTGTCGCACATGGCGGCGGACTTGCTGGAAACTGGCGCTTATGCCGACCCCATCGAATCCGAACGGCAACTGCATCGCGACGGCTACCGCTGCCTTGACGTGATGATGCTGCTCGACGACGCCCGCCAGGTCGCGATGTGCGAAGTCGTGGCGAGGGAGATGGCGGATTTATGATGGATTACGCCACTGGAACCATGTGCGCGCGGTGCCGCAAGCCGGTCGATCAGATCAGGGATTGCTTAGGCGAGAGCGGTCTCTATTCGCCGCGCCGGGCTTTCACGCTCTGCGAACAGTGTTTCCTTGATGAGGAATTGGAGATCGACCGGGTCGGGACAAACAATATCCCCGAACGGATTGACGAATATCGCGCCAATCTGCGCGCTGGACCTCTCAGGAGCCGGGCATGACCGACACCAGATCATCATCGCCGCTGCGGCACCTTGATATTTCCGACGAGACGGCCGCCGCCGACATGGTCGCCGAGAAGGCCAGGGCGCTAACCGCAGCCTACGAGCGCATCCAGGAACTGCAGAACGCCATCAAGGGATTGCTGGGACTTCTCCTTGCGGTTGCCGACAACAAGCAGGGCGTTTCGGAAATGGTCCGCGACGCCATTGATACCGATACAAGGATTGTCGACGCGCGGGAGTTGTTGCGATGACCCTCCCCCGCGAAATCCCCGAATGGATCGGAAGGTCTGCCGACAGCGCCGTTCCGCCGCGCGTTCGCGTCAGGATATTCCAGCGCTACGGCGGCCGATGCCAGTGTGGCTGCAACCGCGTGATCCGGCCGGGCGAGGCCTGGGACTGTGAAGACACGATCGCGATCATTAACGGCGGCGAGCGACGGGAGTCCAATCTCAAGCCGTGGCTGACCGAGCATCACAAGACGAAGACCCGCGCCGACGTTGCCGAGAAATCGCGCATCTATCGCAAGACCGCCAAACATATCGGCGTCAGCCTTCGCAAGGGACGGCCGATGGACGGATCGCGTGATTCAGGATTTCGAAAACGTATGGATGGACGTGTCGAGCGGAGATAGTTGAGGTTTGAATCACCGCACCACTGCCGTCTCATCGACAGCGGAACGGTCACCAGAGAGCGAAGGGATTTGGGGAACATGCACACGAAAGACGTCCTCGCCGACGAACTGACAAAGGCGGAATTGCCTGAAATGGCCGCCAAGGCCGCGACCGGCTACTACCACGACTATCTTTCGCCGCTTCCGATGCCTTGTCTTCAACTAGCGGAAGACCTTCGCATAGCTGGAACGCCGGCCGCGCTCGCGCTTCGCACTCGGCATCTCAACGGCGAGTTCGATGCGACCATGGAAGAAGGCGACGAATGGGCGCGGAGTCCTGACGGGAAAGAAACCTTCAGTCATCTGGCAAATTCCGTTCGGAAATAACCGAACAGGTCTCGCCTCCGCAACGCCGGTCATTGTCCAAAACCGCCCTCAACGAAAGCATCACATGAGCAGCACCCCTTCCCGTCACTTCGACTTCGACCGCCAGGTATCGCTTTCGGAAGCCAACCAGCACCAGGCCAACATCTCTTCCAACGACGCTTTCATTCTCGCGATGGCCAAGGCCGTCCGCAAAGGCAAGGAAAAGGTCAAGGTCGGCGTGCGTGTGGAATCAACCCCGTCGATTTTCGCCCGCAGGATCCGGGGCGACGTCTGACAACAGGTTGCGCAAATTTGCGCATGCGGACTGGAAACCAAAAATGAACGCCGAGACGCCCATGACCTCACCTTCCCAACCCACCAGCCCGTCAGTGGATGCCCTCGCCAAAGCTATTCGTGGAGCCTTGATCGAGGATTGGAAAAACGATGTTGACGGTTCGAATTGGCGCGAGGATGTGCTTCTGACGGGATGCAAGAAGGCTGGAGGCGGATTCGGTTATCATAAGCCAGAAGAGGCCGCGCAAAATTTAGCTCTCGATGCGGCCAATGCCGTCCTCGCCCTCTCAGTCCCTCGCAGCCCGTCAGTGGATGCCGAACGCCATCCCGGCCCATGGATCGGAGCAGACGCAGAGCTTGCACGCGCCTGTACGATGGTCGCTATTAAAGACTATGGGAACGACGATTCAGATACGCACCAGCGCATTCTGAAAGATGGCGTTTGGAACGATCATGTTGCCGTTCAAGCGGCACTGGCGGCAATCCACAGCATCCGCAAGAGCGCCCTCTCAGTCCCTCGCGTCGAGCCGGTAGCGAGCTATGACGTGGCGTTTCATGAAAACGTGCTAGACAAGCTTGAAGCCGACAAATCCAGCCGTCTCGCCGCCCCGCCTTCCCATCCAGATACAGGGGAGCGGGAAACGCTTGGCAGTCGAATCCGAGACGTTTACGGTTCGCTCGATGCCGAGGACTGCAAGCTGATAGACCGTGAATGGGCGCGCCAGCGCGGATATATTTTACCGACCGATGGCATGGCCACCCTCTCAGTCCCTCGCGTCGAGCCGGTAGCGTTCACGAACAAGGCGCAGCTTGGTTTCTTGAAAGACTCGGTCTACGCGGAAATCCCGATGGCGATGTGGGGCAAAAAATCCGCGACCAGCAACGTTCCGCTCTACGCCTCCCCGCCTTCCCAGCCAGATACGCGCGAGGAGTTGAAGTCGTTCAGAGCTAAAATGGTGAAGCTGCACAACGATGCTTCAACATACGAGGGCGGTTACGCAGTCAGCACTTCCGTTCTGTTCGATCTCGTCAAGGAATTTGACGCCGCACTCCCTCCAGATGCCGGAGACAGGAAATGACCGCTCCGAAAATCAAACCGTGCCCTCGCTGCAATTCCGACGAATACGTTGCCGTCTACACCTATGAAAGCGGCTGGCGTCACGTCGAGTGCAACAAATGCTTTTACCTCGGACCCGGCGAGGGAAGCATTGT